TGTGAAATGACTACGTTTCGCGGCCAAGGGAGTCATGTATATAATTCCCCAAACAATCCACGCACGGCATGCCGACCCTCCTGTGAGTACGTCCCAGCACATGCTGCGTTCCGCCCGCGATGCGTACACAAGGCATAGGTATCGCCGGCCGTGTGCGGCATCAAACACGCTTTCCGTCACGTAACCTTGCCTGCGCATCGCAAGTGCCAGCGCAAGCTGCGTCTTGGGGCTGTGCGCATTGTCAAAAGAGGTGACAAGGTAAGCGCGCGGGCATTCTCGTTCAATCAGCGCATGCACCTCCTCACTCGCAACGATATTATCCTTGCGCGAGTATGTCACCGTGTTGCTATCGTCTGTCATCTTACTTGCTCCTGTGCTGTAGCACTGTTGCTATCGCATTTTTGTTATAAATAGTCAACAAGCCGAGCGTAGAATTATATTCTCTTTTTGCTGTTTTTTAACTTGCCGATCCCTAAGTGGTTGCATGCTTACCCCCCCTAAAGGGGGTGCATGCAAAAACCACAACGGGGTTAGATTTCGCGCATTTTGGCGTAGAGAGGTTTTAGCATTTTTTGCTACTAGGGTAGCTGGCAGGTGGTTTTATCGCTTGTAAGGTCGGTTTCTGCCCGATTGAGATGGCATCCATAGAGCGGGATCACTGTAACCGGCTTTTTGGATGATTTGCCGGTTTTGGTGTTTGCGCCCTATATAGAGAGTCGGAGCGATGGCTATTCGGTTGGCTTTTTAGAATTTTTTGCTACAGCGGGTTTTCCGGTAGATGTAATATTATAACGATACAGCACGTCCTAATCGCCAATGTGCCGATTCCCTCTGCGAGCCGTGGCATCAAAACGCCGTTTACGCTCGGCCTAAATCACCAAATAGCATAATTGCTATTGCTCCTCATAGCCGATTTGCCTTTTCGCTAGCGCGCGTGCTAGCAATCCGCCTGCATGCCGAATTGGAGTTTACCCGCTATGCGCCTCTGGACCGTAAACCCGGCCGACTTGTTCGACGCCCCTCACCCGGGATCGCCTAATAGGCAAAATTCATTTTCGGAAAATTCATCCAAGACGGGGGGTACCCCCAAGGGCCTGACCTCCAAACAGGGGGGAGGTAACGGGGACTTACCCGCCATGCCGAACACCCGAAAAGCCAATACGACCGACACGACCGACACGACCGACACGACCGACACGACCTACACAGCCGAAACACAGAAACAGCAACGCGCGTCGAATGGCGCACGCGCCGGAAAACCGAATAGCCGATCTGCGAGCGATGACGACAAACCGGGTGCGCTGCTGCCGATGAACGAGAACGGCGTGCACATCATTCCGGGGCTTGGCCAGCCAGCGAAGGGCGAAATGCGGCGAACGCGCACGCGGAACAAGCTGGCGTCGAAGTTTTTGGAAGACCTGCACGCCCGGTGGGAGAAGGACGGGGAGTCCATCTTGTCGCGCGCGGCGTTCGAAGATCCTATGCGGTTTGCCGAAATGGTTGCGAAGCTGCTTCCCGCGAAGCTTGAAATATCCGACACCACTTTAGAGGACGCCAACGATGACAGATTTGAAAAACTACTCGGCGCCATCGAGCGACAACTGCTACGACGCGGCCATGGCGGAGCTGAGCGAGGAGGAGTTGCGCTTTCTGGAAAAACGATTGAAGGCGATGCGATCCGCCTTGGAGACGACAAACCGGCTAGCCTATTACCGCCCGTACAAAAAGCAGATTGAGTTTCACAACAGCGGCGCGGCGCCTATCACCGCGCGCCTGTTCATGGCCGGCAACCAGCTCGGCAAAACGCTTGCGGGCGCCGCCGAGATGGCGATGCATCTTACAGGACGATACCCGGAATGGTTTTGCGGGCATCGGTTCCACCGTCCGATAACCGCGCTTGCCGGCTCGGAATCTACCGAGCTTACGCGCGACGGCGTGCAGCGCTTGCTCGTCGGGCCTCCTGCTATCGAAGACGATTGGGGGTCCGGCTTCATTCCGAAAGAGTGCATCATCTCGTACAACCGAAAGAACGGCGTTCCGAACGCGCTCGACAGCATCACCGTGAAACACAAGGACGGCGGAACGTCGCAGCTATTTTTCAAGTCGTACGATCAAGGGCGAGGGAAGTGGCAGGCGAACACCGTTGATCTGGGATGGCTCGACGAAGAACCGCCAGACGACGTTTACTCCGAGGCTCGCACGAGAACCAACGCAACGCGCGGCATCGTGTACATCACATTCACGCCGCTGCTCGGAATGTCGAATGTCGTAAAAACATTCCTGAACGAGCAGAGCGAGTTTAGGCGCGTGGTCACGATGACGATCCACGACGCCGACCACCTCACTGATGCGGATCGCGAGCGCATCATCTCCGAAACCCCCGAGCACGAGCGCGATGCACGAACGCTCGGCGTTCCGATGCTCGGGAGCGGCGCTATCTTCCCTATAGCTGACAGTCTGATAACCGTCGCGCCGTTCCCGATCCCCCGGTGGTGGCGCCGAATCGGCGGCATGGATTTTGGCTACGATCACCCGTTCGGCGCTGTGGATATCGCCTACGACCCCGATATGGATGTGATCTACGTCACCCGCGAATATCGGATATCCCGCAAGACCCCCGCCGACCACGCCACCGCCCTGCGCGGTTGGGGCCTGCGGTGGGCGTGGCCGCACGACGGCGCGGCGCACGAGAAGGGACTCGGCAAGCCGCTTTCGAAGCAATACCGCGAGCACGGCCTGCAAATGCTGCCGGAGCATGCGACATTCACAGACGGAACCGTGTCAGTGGAGGCCGGCGTGTTCGATATGTACGACCGCATGACGAGCGGAAGGTGGAAGGTGTTTTCGACCTGCACCGGGTGGTTCGAGGAAAAACGCATGTACCACCGGGAGGACGGCAAGATAGTCAAGCTGGATGACGATTTACTTTCCGCTAGCAGGTATGCTACAATGATGCTAAGGCACGCACGGGCGGCAGAGGCCGGTGCCTACAGAGGCGCGGGTTCGCAAACCGCATCCGCGGTTGCGGACGGCGCCGGAACGGTGGCCGGGTTCTAGCACGGGAGCTGCACATGTCCATGGAGAGCATTTTTGGTCGGCCGACCCCGCAGGTGATCGCCCCTCCGCCGGTTCCGCAGGTTGATGACGCCGTGACACAACGCCTGAAAGATGATTCAGCGGCGCTCAAACGCGGCCGGGCGACAACGATATTCACAAGCGATGCCGGGTTGCCTGATCTCGGCAAGGTGACGAAGCCGCAAGCGACCGCAGGAGCGTGATGCTATGAGCGGGGAGCAGTCGGACACCGCAAAAGATATCCTCAACCGGCAAGGCCGGATGAAGTCTGCGCGCTCCAACTTTGATGCTTACTGGCACGAGATTGCGCAGCGCGTTCTCCCGCGAGGAGATAACTTCAACGTCACGCGGCGTACGCCGGGGCAAAAACTCGACCAAGAAGTGTTTGACAGCACCGCGCCGCTTGCGCTCGTCAGCTTCGGCGCCGCTATGGAGAGCCTTGTTGTTCCGCGGACGCAGAAGTGGCACACACTGGCGCCTACCGATTATCGCCTTCGCGACAACCGGCGGGTGCGTATATACTGCGAGCAGGTTCGCGACCTGCTGTTTCGTGTTCGCTATTCCCCGAGCGCCAATTTCGCGAGCCAAGCACAGGAGAAGTTTCTGAGCCTCGGGGCATTCGGAACAGGCGGAATGTTTGTCGAGGACGGGCTTTCTCGCGGGATAAGCTATCAACACATACCGCTGCCCGAGCTATTCATCGCAGAGAACGCGCAAGGCGTGGTCGATACGATCTACAGACGCTACACCAGAACGGTGCGGCAGGCGTATCAGATGTTTGGGGACGCGCTTCCCGAGAGCATTCTGAAACTGTGCGAAAAGGAGCCTGACCGAGACTTCGAGTTCATCCACGCGGTGCAGCCTAACAGCGAGCGCAAGTCCGAGCGCTTCAACCACGAAGGGATGGCGTTCGCGTCGTATCATGTGTGCGTCGAGAAAAACACGCTGCTAAGCACTGGCGGATACCGCACAAAGCCTTACATGGTGTCTCGGTATGTCACCTCCATGCGGGAGATGTACGGCCGATCGCCCGCCATGGATGCGCTCGCGGACATCAAAACCGTTAATGAGATGACGAAGACTCAGCTTCGAGTAGGGCAGCTTATGGCGGATCCGCTGTGGCTCACCTACGACGTTGACAGCCTGAATCCCTTTTCGGTGCGCCCGTCATCAATTAACGCAGGATACCTAAACGAACGCGGAGAGCCGCTCGCAAAGCCGGTCGGGCCTTCCGGCGACCCTAAGTTTTCTTTGGAGATGGCGAACCAGCGCCGCGAGACGATCAATCGCGCTTTTCTCGTAACCCTGTTTCAGATCCTCGTAGACACGCCGCAGATGACGGCCACCGAGGTCATGCAGCGTGCGCAAGAAAAAGGCGCGCTGCTGGCGCCTACGATGGGGCGCATTCAATCAGAGTTCCTCGGTCCGCTCATCGAAAGAGAGATAGACATTCTGCAACACGCGGGCGCGCTGCCTCCGCCGCCACCTGAACTCGTGGAGGCCGGCGGGGATCTTGACATCGTGTATGACAGCCCGTTGTCCAGAGCGCAGCGCGCGGATGAAGGCGTGGGCATCCTTCGTACAATCGAAGCCGTGACCCCGCTTGCGAACGTGGACCCGAGCGTGCTTAAGCGATTCAATACGGATCGCGTCATTGAGCGATTGGCGGAAATAAACGGCGCCCCGGTGGACATTTTGTATTCCGAGGAGGAGATGGCCGCGCGCAATCAGCAGATTGCGCAGCAGCAGCAACTACAGCAGATGCTGCAAGCCGCTCCCGTAGCCGCTGAAACCGCTAAGACAATCGCGCAGGCCAACAAAGAAGCGTCCGCCGCTCCATTTTGAGGGGATAAAACATGCAAGACCGAGTTCCGCTTATCATAAGCCCAGGCAACACGCTCCGGCGTATTGCGCAGGAGCTGGACGCCGGAAAGCTGCGCAGCTTTGTCATCCTCACCGTGGGGGATGATGCGAAAACCCAGGGTTCCACGTACGTGTGTTCGCAGCACTACGAGAATGATTTCGTGGCGCTCGGAAACAGTGCGCTGGAATATGCGGAGATTGCGCATCATAGCGCAGGGCAGCCACGGAAAGAAAAAACCCCCGACAAGCAGGCAAATCTGTTCGAGGTTCGGTAGCGGTGAGCGGCGAGGCAGCCCGGCGCATACTTCGTAGACAGCAGGCGCTGCGGAAGCTTCTGCTTGACGACAAAGGGCGCCTCACGCCGAACGCTGCGGTGGTTGTTAGCGATATGCGCAGGTTCTGTAAGGCGGACGGTAGCGCACTCATCCAATACAGTCCGGTGAGTGGAACCGTTGACCCTGTAGCCACTGCGGTAGCCGCTGCTCGACGCGAGGTTTTTGATAGGTACGTGAGGCTGCTTGGCCTCGACATTAGAGTATTAACCAACATGAAGGATGACGACCAATGACCACAGGTGCAGGAGCGGCTGCGTTTGCAGATCCAGGTGCAGGTGCAGGTGCAGGTGCAGATC